AAGCTGCTGCGGATATTCAAACAAAGATTTCAACTATTTATTCACCTCCTAATGCGCCAGCAACAATCAGGAGAAAAGGTTCATCCAAGCCATTGATTGATACTGGGCTTATGCTTGCATCGGTTCAAAATGCGGTCAATAAAACTGGGTCAGAATTTACTGGGAAAGGCTCGTAATGTTTAATGTTAGAGCTCTTGCCAACAAGAATATTCAGATCACAAACAAAAACCAACAAATCAACTGGATACAGTCAAACGGTTATGTGACCGATGACGCAGGGAAACGCACCCCTAAGACCATAACTTTGACAGTTGATGCTCAGGTACAAGCTTTAAGTGCAACCGATTTAAAGCATATTGACGGGCTTAATATTACGGGTGTAATGCGGTCCGTTTATATGTATGGCAATGCTGCTGGCGTAATCAGGGCAGATCAGCTCGGAGGCGATATTTTGGTTTTCCCTGAAGTGCCGGGTGGCTGCAATCGTAACTGGCTTATTACTCAAGTCATGGAAACATGGTCCGATTGGTCTCATGTAATTGTTACCCTTCAGGACGATTAATCATGTCAGCAATTTTAGATATTAATGACCAAGACGTATTTCGAGCGTTAGTGGTCTTTTTTAACTCTTTTTTACCTGCGGGTACTGAAGTGGTTCAAGCTCAAGATAATAGAGTCCCAATGCCTAAAACTGGCTTTGTGACCATGAACAATACGGGAATGGATCGTCTATCATTTAACGTTGATAGTTATGATTCGCTTTCACAGGGAAAGTTTATCCTTACCCCAACCCAATATTCAATGCAGCTAGATTTTTATGGTCCAAATTCACAGACTTGGGCTATGCAAACTATGGCATTGTTTCGAGATGAGTATGCAACGGAGATTTTCCCGCCAAATATTCAGCCGTTGTATGCGGACGATCCAGTCCAAATTCCGCTTATTGATGGGGAAGCCCAATATGAGCAACGCTGGAAATTGGTAGCGAGTTTACAATACAACCCAATCCTTTCAACGACACAGCAATCCATGATTGCAGTAGATATTGAACTTGCTCCAATCGATCAGACATTTAACCCCTAGGAGAATTTATGAGTACCATTCCTTTTTCGCAAGTAGTCCAAGTCGTACCGTCAGTTTTATCGGCTAATGGTGTAGCAGTTGACCTAAACGGTCTCGTGCTTACTCAAAATGCTGCTGCTCCTTACGGTTCAATCCTAACATTCGCAAACGCTGCTGGCGTTCAAAGCTACTTTGGTGCTAACTCAACTGAAGCTGCGATTGCAAATATCTATTTCAATGGATATGACGGAGGCACTCAGCTTCCCGGTACTTTGTTGATGACTCGTTATCCTGAGACAGCTATTGCTGGATGGCTAACTGGCGGTTCTTTGGCAAACATGACTTTAGGTCAACTGCAAGCTTTGACTGGTACTTTGTCGATTACCGTTGCTGGTGTGGTTAAAACTTCCGGCACAATCAATTTGTCTAGCGCAACTAGCTTTAGTGCTGCTGCTTCTATTATTCAAACTGCATTTACAACACCGGGCTTTACTGTATCTTACAGCTCACAAAGTTCGTCTTTTGTATTTACTACGACTACTACAGGCGCAACTCAAACAATGAGCTACGCTGCTACTGGCACTTTGGCAACTGCATTGATGCTGACTCAAGCAACTGGCGCAATTTTGTCTCAAGGTGCTGACGCTGCTACTCCTGCTTCATTTATGGCTGGAATTTTGACTCAGAATCAAAACTGGGCAACATTCATGACCGCTTGGGAGGCTCAACTATCTGAAAAAGAAGCCTTTGCACAATGGAGCAATTCCGTTTCTCCACGTTGGTTATATGTTTGCCAAGACTCCGATCCTAACGTTTTGATCGCTTCTAGCACCACTACATTCGGTGATTACCTGCAACAAAACCAATTAATCGGATCAATGCCTATTTTTGGTGATTACACTCATGCAGCTTTCGCTTGCGGATTTGCAGCTTCTTTGAACTTTAACCGTCTCAATGGACGTGCAACTCTTGACTTCAAATCACAATCAGGTCTTGTCCCTTCAGTAACAACTTCAACTCAATACGCTGCGGTTCTTGCTAACGGATACAACGCTTACGGTGCTTGGGGTTCAAACAATCCAGCAAACAATGCTAACTGGTTCTTCCCCGGCTCTGTTTCAGGTAAGTGGTTATGGGCTGATACCTATTTGAACCAAATTTGGCTCAATGCTAACCTCCAGTTGGCTATGGTTAACTTGTTGACTTCTGTTGGCGCAGTTCCTTATAACTCACAAGGTAATGGCTTGATTTACTCTGCTGCTCTTGATCCAATCAATGCAGCTTTGAACTTTGGCGCAATTCGTGCTGGTATCAACGTTTCTGCTGCTCAAGCTGCTGAAATTCAGTATGCTTTAGGATTTAACGCTGCTCCTACTATTGCTTCACAAGGTTTCTACTTGCAGATTCTGCCAGCTACTGCTCAGACTCGTGCTGCTCGTCAGTCTCCTCCGATCACCTTGTATTACCAAGATGGTGAAGCGGTTCAGCAAATCGTTATGGCTTCTATTGCAATTCAATAAGGATAAATTATGTCAACAATAACCTCAGCAAATTCGGTCCTTTCATTAGCGATCAATAACTACTTCCCAGTTCCTCAAGTAATCCAAGGCTATGCAGTGGATGATGCTTTTGAAGGTGAAGCCGTTCAACAGTCAGAAATCTTGATGGGCGTAGATGGTAAATTGAGCGCAGGTAAGGTATTTGTACCTTACAAGATGACCATTCACCTTCAAGCAGATAGCCCAAGCGTTTTCTTATTTGACGCATGGCGCAACGCTCAAGATGCTGCTGTCGATGTATTTTCAGCAAGTGGATCCATTACCCTGCCTTCAACAAGTATGGTATATACTTTGCAAAACGGCTATTTAACTTCAGCGACTCCGTTCCCTGCAGTTAAAAAGACATTGCAACCACTCGTTTATGAGATTACTTGGCAGCGCATTATTGGCGGTCAAATTTAACATGGCAGCGATATAAAACATGGCACGAAAAGAGTCGACATTCGTAGCGGACGCAGGACGTGATAAGGGTAAGCAGTTCCTTATCACTGAAATGTCTGCCTCACAAGCTGAGAGCTGGGCTTTCAGGGTAATTCTCGCTATCGGCAATGCTGGTATTGAGATCCCGGATAACCTAGCTGCTCAGGGAATGGCGGGTCTTATGGCGGTGGGCTATATGAACCTTCTCAAGATTCCATTCGAGGCTGCAAAGCCTCTTTTGGACGAAATGATGGGATGCGTTCAAATAGTCCCCTCTGCCAATGTTAAGCGTCCTTTAATCGAGGATGACATCGAAGAAGTAAAAACCCGTCTATCACTACGGAAAGCCATATGGGACTTGCATATGGATTTTTTTTTAGACGCAGACAAGTCGACTTCGGAGTCAGAAGCGCAAGCACAAGCAACAATCGGCTCGTTGAGTATCAAGCCACCCCGCAAACGATAGCAACAGTAGTCTCGTCAAGACTGGCTACCCTCCATGAACTTGATACTGTCTATGGTGTTGAGGATATGTGGATACTCCTTGAGATTCATGCTGTTGATCGGCATAATGCTTATATAGTGAGTCAAAAATAATGGCAACGGTCATAGACAGTTTATTAATTGAGCTTGGATTAGATACATCCAAGTTTGATGCTTCTCAAAAGAAGTCCGTAGAGGAACTTCGCAAGTTTGACGAACAAGCCCAAAAGACGGCTAAAAATACCCAGCAAGGCTCCAAAAACATCGGTGACGGCTTTGAAAAGGCTAGGAATGCCCTAGTCTCCCTTGGAGTCGCTTTTGTCGGCATAAAAGGTTTTACGAACTTTGCTCAGCAAATGACAACGACCAATGCAGCTCTTGGTCGAAATGCTCAATTATTTCAAATGTCTGCCCGAGAGCTTGATGCTTGGGGCGGTGTTTTAAAAACAGTAGGCGGTGACGCTGAGACATTCCAGTCTTCAATTCAGGCAATGCAACAAGGTATTGCCGGGATTAAGCTAGGTGACGCTGCCATTCTTACCCCATTGGCACGATTGGGTGCTTTGGCTGCAGTAGACATCAATAAAGGTACTGTTGATATTTACAAGCTTGCCGATGCTTTGAAAAAGTTCAAAGAACAAAACGGTGAGCAGCTTACCCTTACATTAGCTCAGCAGCTAGGCATGAACAAAGAGACCTATATGGTCCTTTCCCAAGGTGCTGACGCAGTTCATAAGCTTTATGACGAGCAATACAAACTTTCAGGCGTAACTGAGCAAAATACCAAAAATGCTCAAAAGTTACAGCAGCAATGGGCTGAAACCAGTCAAGCATTTTCCAAGGCAAAAAATGCCTTAATGGATGAGCTTTATCCGGCTTTAAGCGCAACTCTACAAGGCGGTACAGCTTTTTTTGAAGGATTTGTCAATGCCGATAAAAAGTTAGACGGATTCCTTTCCCAGTTAACTTTGATCGGTGGCGCAGCTTTAACTTTGCAGGGCGCACTATCTTCTTTGAAGATTGTTGGCGTATCCGTTGGAGAAGGGCTCACAGCAGCGTTTTCTAAGCTTTTTGGAGCTGCTGCATTGCTATTCCATAGCGAAGGCTTAAACAAGGGCGAAGACGAGGAAATTGCTCGTATTCATGCAGCTCAAGACAAGGCTTCAGGAAAAGGCGGTGCTGCTTCGGGTCTTCCTCGCAATATGCGAAACAACAACCCGGGCAATATTGAGTACGGTGATTTTGCTCGTAAGCATGGCGCAACTGGCAGCGATGGACGTTTTGCCATTTTCCCTGATATGAAGACAGGTCAGGACGCTATGGCTTCCTTGCTTATGTCTTATGCAAAAGGCGGTACAAATACTATCGCTGGAATTGTTAGTAAATGGTCTCCTGCTGGCGATAACGGTGCAGCCAATACGAATGCGTACATTGCTGACGTTGCTAAAAAGACTGGCATTGATCCAAATAAACCTTTGAGCATGGGCGAGCTGGCTGCAGTGCAGCAAGCAATGTCTGCTCATGAAGGCATGGTCGGAGCCAAAGCAACTGCTCCAGTAGGTGCTGGCGGTGGCGCAGGAACCAACGTGCAAACCAATATCAACACAATCAACGTACAAACTCAAGCTACCGATGCCAATGGAGTCGCTAATGGCTTGCGTGGTGCATTGCAAAATAACTCATTAATTAATCTAGGCGTACAGGGAAATAGATAATGCCAAATATTCCTTACCA